GAGTATATATATACTCCCCCCAGACCCAGTGTGTGGTAAGACTTTGTAGCTACTAACCCCGCTTACTGAGTTGAGTTACGAGGTTCTGAGCTGCTCAGAGAGCCAATCCTAGTACCTACGTCCAAATCTATGCAAGTTCAGCTCACGTGTTAGGGTTCTTGGTGATGACAGCTCCTACTTCTCCTCCAAAGACCTATCAAGGTCACTGCAAGAACTGTGGAGACCACTTTGAGGTCTATGGGTCAGGTGCTGGACAGCGGAGGTACTGTCTGACGTGCAGACCTTCCAAGTCGGTTGCTTCTGTGACTGATAACCGTGCCTTCTGTCAGTTGGATTCCTGTAAGAGGAAGATTCCCAAGTCGAAGCCATCGAACACCATCTACTGCTCTAAGAAGTGTTCTCAGAAGAACGCAATGCGTAGGTACAAGGCGAAGCAGAAAAGGGAAGCTGATGCGAAGTCAATCTTCGTGGCGCCTGATACGAACACGTATGTTCCTCAGCAGCGGCAAGGTGAGATTTACGACTGGTTGATGGTCAATCACGAGACCAGAGAAGCACTTCTGGCCGGTGACATCACAGCATCAGCTGTTGCACTTGCAAATGGGTGGAGCACGGCGGGGGTCACCCGTGCCATGCAAGCAATCCTCACTCAACAGGCCATTGACGGTCAGCGTGACCTGTGGAGTCGCTCTCATTACGTCGATGCCATGCTTCCTTCTGACAAGATGGCCCGACTCAAAGAGCTGGGTATGGCTGGTGACCACAAGACCAAGGAGTTCAAGCAGCTCCTCAAGGATGTGGTGCGTGCCTACTCCGTGTTCTCCCGATTCTTCTTCCGCCTTGAAGGGAAGCGGCCTCTCATCATGTCATTCCACAAGAAGTGGATTGCCAGCATCATCAGGGCGTGGGCGACGGGTGGCAAGCAGCTGATACTGTCTCCCCCTCGACACGGTAAGTCAGAGATGCTCGTCAGGTTCGTGGTCTGGTTCATCGTCATGGACCCCAACATCCGCATCGGTTGGTTCTGCGCCTCCCGTGACGTTGCCGAGCTGATGCTTGGTGCCGTCAAAGACCACCTTGAGAACAACGAGCCTCTCATCAAGGCCGTGCTCCCCCCCGGCGAGCTGTTCGACCCCGGTCTGAAGTCAGGGAAGAAATGGAGCGCCAAGGAACTCAAGGTCGCACAGCAGAGTCACGTTGGACAGAAATCCTCGAGTCTGCTTGCCCTCGGCCTGACCTCCAAGTTCCTCTCAAGGGACATGGACCTGATTGTCATAGATGACCCTGAAGACTTCGACTCCACACAGGAGCCTGCACAGCGTAAGAAGGCCCGCTCCAAGCTGGCAGAGATTGGAACCCGTAAGGAGGAACACACAGCAGAGGTGTTCATCTCCTCACGCCAGCATCCCGATGACATCCCTGCACACCTCCTCGCCCTTGAGGGTGGGCGCCAGTCATGGAACGCCATCGTGGATTCTGCCCATGACCCCTCCTGCCCCGAAGACCCCGATGACTGGGACGCTCACAAGAACTGCACGCTGTTCCCAGAGGTGAGGAGCTACAAATGGCTGATGGAGAAGAAAGAGGAGATGGAAGTACTTGGTGTTCCGCACGCTTTCTCGATGCGGTACCTGAACCTGCCCATTCCCGAAGAAGGCCAAGTCTTCGATGTGAAGCTCATAAGGGAAGTCGCCCTGAACAGGAACCGGGGTATTGGTCTCGATGGTCTTCCCCTTGGGCACCTAGTAGCTGGACTTGACCCTTCGGCCCGTGGCATCCAAGCGAGCTTCCTGTGGCACTACCGAGCGGATGACGAGGATGCAACCAAGGTCCGCATGTCCATGGTTGACCTTGACGGCCAGAAGGCCGGTGGTGTCCAAGGAGCCATCGACATCATCTGCGACTGGCATGACATCTATGGAGTAGCCCTCTGGTTCTACGAAGTGAACTCCCAACAGATTGAGTTCTACAAGCTGGTCAAGGAAGGTGTGCGGAAGCGCATGACTGCGCTCCTCGGGTACAACCCCATCATCATCAAGGAACACAGCACCGGGAAGAACAAGCAGGACGCAGAGTTGGGCATCTCATCCATGGCGCCGCTCTACCATGGCGGCATGATTGACCTCCCCTACGGAGACCACAAGGCACGGGTCAAAGTGAACATGTTGCTCCGTCAACTTGAACTGTGGACTTCCGATGGCGTAGAATCCAAGCGAGCACTGACAGACATAAAGATGGCCCAGTGGTTCCCGTTTGTTGGCAAGATTCAGGCTTTCATGCGTAACATCAAGAAACCGAAGACAACACTCGCCAAAGAAGCGTCCTATCCCGGCTACGACGGGAACGAAGCTGCTTGGGGCGGGACCATCTACCCCGGAGGATGAGCATGGCCGAAAAAGAACTCTGGCTCCCCGACAGGGTTGCTCCCACCAAGGCCAAGGAAATTGGCAAAGAAGGTGGCACGTACTTCGATGATGAGCTGCTTGACGCAAAGGTTGAGCGGGCGAAGCTCGTGAAGATGGCTGGTGAGATGGCAGCTCATATCAACGAGCGCCCTGACCATGTGGTGTATGTTGGTAGCTCAAAGGACCGCACCGAGATGCGGGAAGTCTTCAACTGGTGGAAGAAGGAAGGCATCATCAACCACAACCCCAACATCAGGATTGAGTATGGGGTACCAGAGGGTGCCGTGCGTGTGGCTGAGGACAGAGAATGATGAAGGACTTCAACGATGCCATAGAGCGAGCATCGGCGCTCCGCTCACAGACCGACCTCAATGACCGACATCGCATCCGTGCCATCATGAACGGTGGCCCCCAAGGTGTGAACGCTGTCCTCAACCCGAACGCCAACGGCGCCCAACTCCAGTCCCTCGGCGTTGACCTCCCCACAGCCAACATCATGCACTCTGGCCTTGAGCGCCTTGCACAGAAGATTGGCCGTGAACCGACCCTCAAGACCGACATGATTCCCATAGCCGACACGAACGTGGCAAGGGACAAGGCAGAGAAGCGTGCCCGCATCGTGCGTGGCTGGGATGACATGTCCCGCATGGAGCTGCAGTACCCACAGATTGGTCGCTGGCTCCCCGGCTACGGATTCACCTTCCACGTGATTCGTGAGAAGGACTTCGGCGGGACCATGTATCCCGTGGGCGAGCTGCGTGACCCCTATGACGTACACCTCGGCCAGTGGGGTGCAGACCAGCAACCCGTCGAAGCTGCCGTCTATCGACAGGTATCTCGCAAGCGCCTCCGTGAGGCGTACCCGAACTTCCGTGAGCAGATGGACAAGAAGTTTGCCGCAAAGTCCGACTCCCAGCCCATCATCGGTGTGAGCGGAAACTGGGAAGGCAACGCCAACAAGGGCGTCACCGTCATCGAGTACATGTGCGACAGTGGAACCTACGTGCTGTGCCCCGAGCTGGGCGCCATCATCAGCTACGTGCCGAACCCGCTCCTCTCTGGACCGGCCTTCGTGGTCACCAAGAAGTTCTCCTTCGACAAGCTCCAGAGCCAGTACCACCACGTCGTGGGACTGATGGCGATGATGGCGAAGCTCAACATCTTGGGCCTGATAGCCACAGAGGACGCCACCTTCCGTGAGACCAACATCATCGGTGAGATGGTGGGCGACACGTATGAGCGTGGGCGCAAGGCCGTGAACCTGTTCGAGCCGGGGACGAGGGTCGAGAAGCCCGTGTCCGACCAGCTCCAGCAGCAGTGGCAGGCCATCAACATCCTTGAGCGTCAAATCAGAATTGTCTCCGGTTACCCAGTTGCGGACGACGGCCAATCACCTAACTCATTTGCAACAGGCCAAGGAATCCGTGAACTGGGAGCCGGGGCCAACGAGAACGTGCGTGAGTTCCAGACCGCCATCAAGCACTCCATCGAGCTTGTTGACCGCAAGCGCCTTGAGTGGGACTACGAGATGCACAAGCATTCCCGCAAGAAGGTCTACTGGTACGAGGGTGGCAACCACTTCGAGGAGACCTACAAACCTGACACCGACATCGACAAGGATTTCCGCACACGACGGGTGTACGGGGCAATGGCCTCCTTCGATGAGAACCAGAAGATTATTGCGGGACTCCAGCTCCTCCAAGGCCGCATCATCGACAGGCGCACCATGCAGGAGAACCTTGACGGCCTCGACAACGTGGGCCTCATCAACGAGCGCATCGACCAAGACATGGCGAAGGAAGCCCTCATCGGTGGACTCGGTGAACGCTTCGGCCAGATGGACGCTGCAGCTGGCATGGCACTGGTGGAGATATTCGACAAGCCGGGGGACACCGGCAAGACCCTCAAGAAGCTGTTCACCCCAGAGGAGCCACAGATGTCTCCCGAGGAGGAGGCAATGGCAGCTCAAGGCGCCGGTCCACCGGGAGCTGGCGGAGACATGGGTCCACCACCGGCAGTGCAAACTATTCTCGCCCAGATGGAATCTGCCGGTGGCGGGGTCCAGTCAGTGGGGCAGCTCTAATGGCTGACCAGTTCGTCACGCTCGCTGGGCTGTCATGGCTCTCAACTGACGATGTGAACCTCCTCAACGCAGATGCGGCCCATACCCAACAGGGCACAGGGGGGATGACCACGACAGTAGGCATGGACTTCCTCAGCCTTGTCGCTGCTCCTGCCGGGAAGCCGTATGGCGACAATGCCATCATGATGCGTAAGAGCGTTGCTGCTGGTCAAGAGATGACGATACGCCTCAACCCGACTCATCAGGTAGGAACTCCGGGTAGCGTTGAGTATGTCGGAGGCTACCTGTTATACATAGACGCTGACCCCGTGGCTGACACGGGAGCGTCAGCAGGCATCGAATACTTCGATGTCGGTGATGTCTATATCAACGGAACCTACAAACCGTTTACGCCGAAGTTCCGTGAGTGGTTCTACGTTGACACTGGTTCATTTATCACTGGTGCCCAGACAGTTTGGGGTCGTTCATACATCAGGTTCCCCGACGACCTCCCCGATAATGCAGAGGTGTATTACGGTGCCGGAGTTATTCGTAAAGGTACTAACCCCACCTTCACCCCGTCGTTGAGGGTCACCGGGATACTCGACCAAGAGATAGATGTCTCCCTTGTCGATTGGTCACCGGCAGTAGACCAAGCATTCATTGGACGTTGGGGGTCACAGAAGTCGCATCTTCTCGTTGCCGCTGCTGGTGGTGCCGCCGTGCAATACATGTCTGATGATGGAGTAACAACACGAGGCTTGAGCGCAGCTGCCGGCTGGGGTGTTGCCGATGGGGTGCGGGCGCTTATCGCCACCATCGTAGACCCAGATGATGGTGCCAATTCCAAGGCAGAGTATTTCGTTGATGCCGCCCCTATTGCTACCGGAACAAGCACTCAGTTCTCGGGAATCTGGCCGGGGAACCAACCTCTTAGGATTGGCGCTGACGCAGCCAACTCTCGCTGGTACATGGATGGCAACATATACGGGTTCACCCAGAGGGATGGTGTCGGTGGACCCATCATTGCCGCACTCGATATCGAGAACTACTACGGACCAGATACGGATGTGCCTGACGGTCACCAGTGGGCCAACTCAGCCGATGGTCGGATATGGACAGTCCACGGCGATAACGTCAGCGTGACGGGTGTCGGTGGAGCCAGTAAACGCAACAGTCAAGTCATGATGAGGTGACACAGATGGAAAAGAAAGAATCGACAGACCCAAGGGCAGAGGCTGACTTCAGCCAGAACCCTCCAACGGAAACCTCCGACATGGACACAGATGTCGAGGCCGAGGCCCGCAAGATGGGCACCAACCCCGACGAGTGGATGAGTAGGGAAGGTGCGGAATGAGCAGAGCGCAAGAGTGGCTTGCCATTGCTGAAGTCAAACCGAAGGCCAAGCCGAAAGCCAAGAAGAAAGCCCCGGCAAAGAAGAAGACCACTACCAGTAAGGCCAAAAAATGACGACACCCACAATCCAAACCGTCACGGTTCCGCACTGCGGGGCGTGTGGTCGTGACATCATTGCCTATGACGACGGCGACGACGTGTGGTGCGATGGCTGCGGTCACCCACTGACGTACTTCGGTTTCGGTGGCTTGCTTCCCCCAACAGACCTTGCCGCTGTTGGTGGCTCCCTGACAGTGACGTTCACATGGACGGCAGCTGACGACACCCAAGACCTGCTGTACCAGATTGACGGTGGCACTCCGGTGCTCATCGAAGGCGCAACGGCAGCGGGCGAAGTCGTGGCTGCAACCGCAGGACAGAAGGTTGCGGGCGCAGTGCGTACCGTGCTCAACGGCGTGGCCGGTCCGTTCACAGAAATCGTCGCTGCAACCGCAACGGCATAGGGAGATGACATGGCAGACAGAGGGAGAGGTGGGCTTCAACAGCCCAAGCGACCAGCTCCGGTCAGCAACCCACAGTCGGGCGCACGTACCGATGGAGGAGCTGGAAGCAAGGGCCAACCGCTTCGTGTCCCTACTGGCGGGAAGTACGGTGAAGCCAAAGGTCTCACCGAGCAGCAGCAAGCTGCGCCCCTCGCAGCTGGCGGTCCCGGCGTTCCCGCTCAGGGCGGACCTCCTGCTGGAGCGCCTGTTCCGCAAGCCGGGGGAGCCTTCGGGCCAACCCAGCGACCCAACGAGCCAAACAACGTAGGCGGCGGTGAGGCATATCCAGATGCCACCACCCAGAACCCGCAGGCTGCGCTTCGTGTCCTGTACTCGAAGTTCCCGCACCCTGCCATATCCAACCTGATTGACTGGACTTCAGGCAGTGAGCAGAGATGAGCAGGTATTCATATTTCACTGACCCGTCCCAAGAGTTCTTCCTAGACCAAGAACGCAAGAAACGGGAATCGAGTCAACGCCAGTTCGAGCAGCTGGCTACTGACCCGTACCTTCTGTCGAACCTCGCCCAGTTCGCAACGAACTACCCGACCAGCTCAGCAGAGCTTGGCCTTGCCGTGGCTCGTGGAGGCATCCCCGCATCTGACCCCAGCGTGCAGAAGATGGTCACCGACGAGCTGTCCACCCGTGAAGTGCTCGGCCCCATCTCTGAGAGTGGCGGCGGCTGGTGGAACAGCCTTGCCAACACGTGGGATGAGGCTGTGGACAACACGGTCAAGGGCGCCTCAAGGTGGGGCTTCGGGCTGTGGGATGCCACCTATCAGATGATTGCCGGTGGTGCTCCCATCCGTGCCAACCAGCTCGCACAGCAGGAAGGCATCTCATTCTTCGATGCTTGGAAGCAGCAAGACCCCTACATCTTTGAGGCGCTTGGCAGCGTCATTGCAGGACAGGAAACGAACCTCGGCTCCGGTTGGATGCCGAACTCTGATGTGGCTGAAGACGTACAGATGAACGTCAACGCAGGCATGGAGCAAGTGGAGCGTGACACTGCCCACCTCGATGCGAACGAGAAGTACACGCAGCGCCTTGAGGCATCCCCCGGCATCTGGCGTGACTCCGTATCCAACTCCCTTGAGCAGCAGCAGATGGGTGACCCCCTCACGCAGATGAACTACGCCGACACTGAGTCGGTCATGTTCGACATCGACTCATTCTCAGGCAACAAGGTGCGTACCCCGTGGTCCCTCGGACGAGTGGCAGCAGCCAACTTTGTCGAGCCGGGAACATCGCCCTTCGGCAAGATTTCCGGTGTTGGTGACTTCGGTGCTCAGGTATTCCTTGACCCCATCGACTGGGTTGGTGGAGCTTGGGCAAAGGCAGGCATCTCAGGCAGGAAGATTTGGGCGACAGGACGAGCAGCGTCCGTGACCCCAGAGACTGCCATTGCAAGGAACCTCGTATCAGAACCAGCTGGACTCCCCGCCCCACCGAAAACGCTGGCGCTGGGCACGGGCGAGCCTTCCCCCCTCGCTCGTGCCCTCACCGGCGACGAGATGGGTCCACCGACCGTCCAGTACACGACCCGTCGGGTTGTGGGTGTTGACGATGAGGGATTCAACATCATTGACGACGTGGTTGAGGAGTTCCCCGCAGCCCTCCCCGGCAGGCCCGCTTATCAGGTAGCCGAGGAAGGCAAGAAGATTCCATGGTGGCTCTCACCAGTCGAATCAGCCAAGAGAACACTGTCGGCAATCGACCCTCCTGACTGGTTCATCGACATGCACCAACGCACCCGTCAAGGTGCAGCTGGCGGTGGTGGGGTCAAGCGGTCTATGGCCGGTCTCTACAAGGTTGACCTTCCACGACTCCCCGGTGGTCGAGCGCAAGAGCTTCGTATCACCCGCAGGGGCAAGGGCAAGAACGCCTACTGGGATGTCACCCGTCCTGACGGCACAAAGGTGCGAGAGGCAGTTGACGACCCACGCTTCACACAGACCCAAGGCACCGAGCAGTTCGGCACGCTGGCAGAGGCCAAGCGGATAGCTGGTGAGGAAGTCGCTCGCTACGGCGACGAAGACCTCCGTGTCCACGGCATGACTGCAGACGAGTTCATTGACTCCGGTGAGGACTTCGTGGTTGACGAGTACCAGTCCCTTGCCCGCTCCTCGAACCCCACTGGCCCAGACAGCGAGTCAGTACTTCATGGCGCCCGAAAGCGAGTGCCAGAGGATGCAACCAACGGCAGGAACGCCAACGTCCGTGTCTTCGGCAAGTCCGTTGACCTCTCTGATGGCAAGGTTCCCGATACGGTGCCCAAGCAACTCCGTGATGCTCTCGACGCTGACGGTCGCCTTGACATCGACAACGTGGTCGGCTTCGGTGACCCATATCTCGAGCGATGGGATTCCACGATGGCGTGGATGGAAGCCAATGGCGTGGGGAAGCTCAACCTTCCTGACGGCAAGGTGCTCGTCCATGACCGCTTCGTTGGTGGCAACTCTCGTGACCAGCTCGGTCGCATGTGGTTCACCGACCAGAACGGACCCATCCACACGATGTCTCAGGGTGACGAACTCCTGACAGGACCGACCCCCGCAGAAATCAACAAGGTCGTAGACGACATTGACGAGCTGGCCCAGTCACGTGTTCCCGAAGGCGTCGGTGGCCCCGGTGTGGTTACTGACACGGGTGGCATACAAGGCGAAGGCTTCGGTATCCCCGGTATGCCCGAACCTCACCCCGGTGTTGTCGGCGCACAGGATGATGTGGCAAGCGCACTCCGTCAGGCTGACATCGAGAACGCAGCTGAAGTCACCGTCGATTCTGTGCGACCAGACTTCGACCCCGGCTACCAGCTTCACGGCAAGAAGGCCGATGCCTTCATCGACCGACTCGCTGCTGCCTCCGCTGCCTACAAGGGTGGCAAGGACGGCTCGCTGCTTGACAACCTCCTGAGATTCCTGAGCAGGCAGAACACGCCCGTCCCCACAAAAGTGAGACAGGCCATCCTCGATGCCGACAACAAGGAAGACATCAGGCGCATATTCTCTGAGTGGCTCGTGAAGGAAGGTGGGCAGGAAGTACTGCTCCCCGGTGGCCTCCAGTACGGTCGCATGGCTGCAGGTATCACCCCAACGAACCGACCTGTAGGTGTGGCCGCAAAGATTCCGACAGGCTTCAGGCGCCGGTTCGCAACCTCCATCTCTGGTCGTGAGCGCAACATGCTCGATGACCCCGATGGCGCATACGCACTGTTCGACTCGGCGCTGCCTCACTACAACGTCAAGCGTGGCGGTCAGGTACAGAAGTACGACGCTGACGGCAAGATTCTCGAAGGCCAGTTCATTGACGTTGAGGAGCTGTTTCAGCGCCTCCGCAATCTGGTTCCCGGTGCCAAGCAGCAAGCCTTCGACCTCATGGGCGACTATTCGAGTATGTTCTTCTCAAGTCTCGTCGGTGACGGTGTGGACCCTCGCCTTGCTGAGCGGTCGGCTGTCTGGTGGCGTGACTCTGGTGGCAAGTCTGTCTTCGACTCTGAGCGCCTTGGCCGTATCGACCTCTCTGCTGGCCCCGGCGACAAGACCCTCATCAACGATGTGCAGATAGGTGGCATGGGACCACAGGTCACAGCCGACATGTGGGGTGGTGCCCTCCAGCCCGTATCTCCTCGTGACATGAAGCGCATCTCGAACGAATCAGACACGCTCGGCAAAATCAGCAACAGGATTGCCTTGAAGAAATACGTCGATGACGCTGGGGGTATGGAGTTCCACGAACGTGCCTCCATCCGTGCGCTCGACTACACCATCCAGAAGGTGTGGAAGCCTCTCGTCCTCCTGCGTGGAGCATGGACGCTCCGCATCCTGATGGATGACCAGATGAGGATGGCTGCAGAAGGCTACTCAGCCCTCAACCACCCAGCTCGCATATTCAACTATGCCCTCTCGAACCCCAAGGACTGGCGTGACGCCTTCCTGAAGGGGAACATCGACGTACACGGTGTGAAGATGTCCGTGGACAACGTGGACGAGATGAAGCACGCAGAGCTGTTCGTTGATGCCCTCATGAAGAAGCGTGGTGCCAACTCGGGCGTGGGTGGATACGGCAATCAGGTACACACCATTGCAGGCAAAGGCACACCGGGATACATCGACGGAATGGTATTCGAGCTGACTCACCTCAACGGAAGCCCAATGACACAGAGGCTTGCGAACTCGAAGTCTGACGACCCCGTGGATGAGGTTGTGCGTTGGCTCCAAGGTGCTGGCGGTGACGAAGGCAACACGGCAGCACGCTCTGAGCTGATGAATCAGGCTGGACTTGTGGAAGGCATGGGAGGCGACGAGGCAGCGGACATGGCTTCACGGGTTCTAGCCGGTGAACGGGAAGCCCTTGAGATGGTTGTGAACAGGCAGTACGGACTCCTCCACCACAAGACGGGTGGCCTCGTCTACATGGATACCGGCAAGGGCGAGTACCTCGACTACGGCAATCTCAAGCTCGTGGCGAACGAGACTCCCAACCCGACAGGCGAAGCACGCTGGGTCGTCATCAAGGAAGGCGACGAAGACCTCCTAGAGGTTGTGCGTGGCGGCAGGGAGAGGGACATCGGTGGCCTCAACACAGAGGAGTCCATCAAGAAGCTCAAGGAGCTGGTCACCCCGAAGGTCAGAGCCTCCGAATACTTCCCGCCTACGATACGTGTACCGAAGACTCAGGCCGAGATGGGCAAGACCGAAGGGCTGTCAGCGGAACTCGACAAGGCCATATCGGGTATGTTCGACTGGCTGATGACGAAGCCATCGAACTACTTCTCCCGTGTGCCAGAGTTCCAACGGGCGTACTGGCAGAAGGTGGCTGACCTCTACCCCTACATGGACGATGCACTGAAGAAGCAGATTGACGAGGTAGCCAGAGGTGCCCGAGCAAACGACTTGCTCAAGCAGGCACGCAAGGACAAGCGTGGAGCTTCCATCCAAGGACAGCTCACCGACCTCGACCAAGTGGATGCACACGCCAAGGCGTATGGACTCACGAACGTCGAGCGCACGCTGTTCAACCTCACTGAGGACAAGACCAACATTGCTGACTCGCTCAGGCTCGTCTTCCCATTCGTGGAAGCATGGGGTGAGTTCATCACACGCTGGTCGAGGCTGATGCTGACGGGCGACAAGAACGTCAAGAACCTCAACCGCCTCCGTCAGACCGTACAGGGCGCCCGACGCTCAGGCTTCTTCCAAGAGAACGACTTCGGCCAGGAGGTGTTCAACTACCCCGCCTTCATGACGAAGGGGCAGGTTGGACTCCACAACAAGCTCAATGACATCCCCGGCCTTGGTGGGTTCATGGGCGACGACGTATCCCAAGAGGTGGCAGGAGCAATCGAGGCAACCGGCAACGTCGAGTCCCTCAACTTCGCATCGACCATCATCCCCGGCTTCGGTCCTGTCTTCCAGATGGCAGCGAAGGCGCTTCCCGAGAACCCTGACTACGACTGGATACGAGACATCGTTGCGCCGTTCGGCACTGAGGGGCGCATCGGCACTGACATGATGCCAGCGTGGTTCAAGAGAGTCGTGACCGCCCAAGGTGGTGGTGACGACCCCCAGCTCCAGTACGCCTACAACTCTGCAGTCATCGACGTGATACGCACCAAGATTGACAGCGGAGACTTTGCGGGTGTCAGGGACCAGACAGAGGTGAACGAACTCATCCGTGAAGCCGAAGCTGAGGCACGTGGATTGGTCATGGTCCGAGCTGCAGCCACGTTCTGGAATCCTGCATCACCGACCTACAAGTTCCAGAAGGAAGATGTGGACGGTCTCATCTGGTCGTACAACAACCTCGGTGGTGCCTACTACGACATGCTGGAGGAGGCCGGTCGTGACGAAGCCCTTGCGGGCGACATGTTCTACGAGCGATTCGGGCTTCTCCCCCACGCCTTCTCGGGTGGCAAGACGTACAGCACTGTGGACCGAAGCAGGTACGTCGAGGGCAACAAGTTCGAGCGGTCAGTCCCGGCCCTGTTCGAGGAGTACCCCGCAACCGCAATGTATCTCGACCCGAACATCGGCGCCACCCCTGAGTACGACCATGGGGCAACCATCAACCAGCTCCAGAATGGCGAGCGTGAGTCCTACTCGGGCGAGCAGTTCGTCTACCTCCAGCAAGACCAGCTTGGTGACCTCTGGTGGGACAACATCAACAAGTCGGCAGCACTCATCGAACATACCCCAACGAAGAAGGCGTACCTCGCTGGGTTCAAGGTTCAGGTGCAGGAGGCATACCCGTTCTGGAATAAGCCAGTGCCGGGGAAGGTGCCCACCACCTCGAACGATGTGCAGATGGCAGAGGTGGAGAGCTGGGTCAACAACAGTCAGCTCGCCCACCTCGACGTTGTGCAGGCTTCCCAGCTGTACCTCATGGAACGTGCCGATGTCTTGGAGCGCATCAAGAGGGCAGGGGCATCGACCATCAGTGGGGCAAGCTCACCGAACAGCGATGCCGGTCAGGTCTCTACGATTCTCCGTGGCTACCTGCGTGACATGGGCGCCCAGCTGACCTCGGAGTACCCTGAGTTCGGACCCCTGTTCGACAACGTGTTCTCATACGAAGTGTCAATAACCCACGATGAACCACAGGCTCCAGAGGAATTGGTTGCTATGTTTGGTGCCGACGATGGATTTCAGAACTTAGGAGTAGCCGATGGCTGATGCTGGAGAGACCAGAGAATCCGACCTAGGCAACGTCGCCTACGATGACACGAGGACGATGTTGCTCGTCACCCTCATGGCCGATGGCGACATCACCAAGGACGAGGCTCTCGACGTTCTCAGGTGGACCCGTGACGACACCGACCCCAAGCGCATCATCGGCGTGATTGCGGGCGAGCTTGGCGTTGCGACAGGAGCCATCGAGAAGCGTCTGGAAGGCACCGACTGGGAGATGCAGGGCGAAGACATTGAGGCCACTGGTCGTGGGTTCAATGCGTGGAAGAACGACGTTGGTGAGACCTTCATCCAGACCGGGAACGTGATGGGTAACTTCCTTGCGTGGCCCGAGCGCAAGATGGCTGACTGGGCTGTCAACGCTGGACAGCTTGGCGGTGGAGTCTGGTCGGACTGGGACCAATTCGTTGGACGGAACCTCACGCCGAGCGCCGTCAAGGGAAAGCTCGATGAGTACAACGAAGGCAAGGAAGACCGCACCCGTGTCCGTGACCAGACCCGCCAAGAGATTGACCGCCTCCTTGAGGACGGCAAGATTGGCAAGGACGAGGCGAAAGACCTCCGCAACCTCACGGGTGACTACGGCTCTGAGAACTACGAGGAGCTGGAGAAGCGGCTGAGGACTGTCTACGACAAGTACGAGAGTGAGGAGCAGGGCGAGAGTCGCATCCGTGAAGGCGTGCTTCGTGACCTCATCATGCGCCAAGATGCACCAGAAGCTGCTGCCGTCGAGGAAGAATCTGCAGCTGTAGCCGGTGCCACACAGGAATACCCAGAACAGTCATACGACCCACAAGGGAACCCCATCGTTGAAAGTCCTTCCGCAATTGAGGAAGGAGTTGGTGCAGCACCGACCGCACCAGAGAGTGACGTTGATGCCTACCTCCGTGCCAACGGCTACAACCCACAGGAAGTCGAGGGCGTTGACTACGGAGCAGACACACCACGGTCAAGGTACTTCGCAGAGGACTTCGTGTACGACCCTTCGACCGGCAGCAACTTCTCCTCTGACCAATGGGCAGCAATCAAGCTGGACCCAAGGGCACGTGCTGATTACATCGTCAACAAACAGGTCGAGCCTTCCGTCGAGCGCCTCTTGAACTCAGGGCGATTCAACGTACAGGAGCGCACCGACGCCGAGGGCAAGGGCACAGGCGAGTACTACGAGACCGTGAGCAGTGGCGGGCAGGGGCACATCCCCATCGAAGACCTTGCCATCCCATCGCCCGTGGTGACGAACCCGTGGGAGACCTCCAGCTACGACTACAAGGTTGGCTCTGGTCGTAGTGAGTGGATGGGCATGTCCAAGATGATGCAGAAGCGATACATCATCACCATGAAGCAGCAGGGTCTCATCTCTGAAGACCAGTACAACGACTGGACGCAGCCGATGATTGACCCCGGCAACTGGAGTGGTGGAGCACTCGACGTGAACATGAACTCCCAGTCGATGAACCTGACTGCCATGTCCATCTATGAGCGGGCAACGTCCCTCTCGTCACAGTTCCAGCGTGACCCTCTCACAGCACTTAGCGCAATGGGGCAGGAGGCTCGTCAGTATCGGGCATCAAGGGGCAGCGGAAGGTCGGCGCCGAAGTACTCCGTGCCTGCATCGCTGCGTGAGATTCCTGACTACAAGACGCTCGCCACCAGAACCAAGGGCGTGTTCTCGGCTGAGCTTGGCCGTGACATGGAGGACTGGGAGCTTGGCATCCTCGCTGACGAGCTGAAGGGCAAGTACGAGGAGGCGAACCGTGACCGCATCGCCATCCACAAGGAGGCTTGGAACGATGCCGTTGCCGGTGGCTCCACGGAGGTGGACTTCGGTGAAGTCGAGGAGCCGCTTGAAGGCTTGGAGTTCGACATCGGTGAGAAGTACGGCGCTGAGATTGACAGGTACGAGCGTGTCGAGGACAGGGCGAACAGCCGTCGTCAGCTCATCGACTCCATATCTGTTGGCGAAAGGATGATTTGATGGCCCAGAGTGAAATGGTGCAGGCCGTCATGGAGGGTCTCAAGCAGACCGAATCCGGTGGTGACTACAACAAGCAGCAGCGCATCCGCACAGCTGATGGCGTGGACTACAAGGTCGGTGCCTACGGCATCCTCCTCTCGAAGTGGCCCGCCATGGCAGCAGCCGCTGGCTATCCAGACGCACGGTGGCAGGACCGCACAGCTCAGGACGTGGTGGTGGGCAGGCGCATCGACTACGACTTCCAGAGGTTCGGTGCTGCGTACCCCGACATGCAAGACGACCTCCCCATGATGGCTTCCATCTCATTCAAGTACGGGGCTGGCCTTGTGACTGAGATGGTGGACAACGGTATCACCACGCCAGACCAGATGGCGGGTGTCCGAGGGCTGGAGCCTGTCATCGAGTACGTTGGCGGGCTGTCCACGGGCGACCTTATCCAGCAGTCACCATCGCTCAAGAAGCAGAAGGACGAGAAGCCCAAGAACCTCACGAGAGCAGAAGACCGTATCCGACAGACCCTCGTAGCAATGCGAGACAGCGACAGAGAAAGGGGCGTGTCTGATGGCAGTGACGAGGAAATCATCGAGAACGGAAATCAAGAATTACCAGCAACAGCTGAATGACGCTGGGGCCAAGCCAGCCCTTGTAATCGACGGCATCTGGGGACCGAAGACTCAGGCAGCTTCCGACAAGTGGGGCGACAGTACAGACGAGGGCACTCCCGATGCGGTAGAGGGCGACCCTCTCGAAGGCACTGGCCCCGAAGGTACGGAGCCACGCTTCGGCCTTGCCGGTGGAGCAGAGCTATGGAAGAACTCAGACACTGGCGATTCCTACATCGTGTACGTGGTTCCCGGCACCGAGGACGACCCCGTGTATATGCGCTGGCTCGTTCCCTCTGATGCTGATGTCCAATCGTTCTTCGGTCCCGGTCAGCCCGTCAAGTACCAGCAGACCTATGGAGGAAGCGACAAGATTTGGGGAGACACCATCGACTTCGGTGGCTCTGACGATATTGCGAACACCTCCAAGAGTCCGTTCGATTCGTGGGCTTCCACCCTTGAGGCTGAGTCAGCATCGAAGCCTTGGATACTTGACGAGGACTATCAGAAGCTCCTCGCCATGTCCGTCATCGAGAACCGTGACCTCACCTCAGCCGAGCTGCAGACCACGAAGTACTGGAAAGACCACGACGACTCCCAGCGTGAATGGATGCGAGTCCTTCATGGTGACCCCGCCACAGCCCAGCAAACGCTGGACGACAGAAGGCTCCAGACGAACCAGTGGATGCTCGACGCAGGTATCTCCAACCCTGATGAGGACTTGGTGAACTGGATGTCGGACAAGTACGCCAAGGGCGATTGGTCGAAGGTCGAGCTTGACCGACAGATACAGCTCCTCTCTGATGACTACTACTCAGATGTCCCCCTCAACGAAGACCTCCAGAAGTACATTGACGAGAACGAAGTCACCGTTGATATGAACGAGGACATGGGCGCCGAGGTGCGTGGACTCGTGAAGCAATGGCTCGGTACGAACTTCGGGGAGTGGTCCGACGAACAGGTCAACAGCTGGGCAGGCAGGCTTCGCAACGAACCCGATGCTCGTGAAGCTCTCATGGAAACGCTGAAAGACCAGAAGACAGCCCTGTTCCCCGAGTACGACCGTGAAGCCGACTACCAGACCATTGCTTCCCCGTGGCGCACGCAGATGCGTAACCAGTGGGGCAAGGTGCCTGACGACTCTGATGCCATGCTCCACTCTGTCATCCGCATGAACGATGCGGGCGAGGCAGGCAAGCTCCTCACTCAGGAGGGGCTGAAGCGTGGCTATGACACGACGGTCAACTCCGTACAGTCAGCAATGTCCTATGCGTTTGGAGGTAACTGATGGCTGAAATCATCAAAGAGCCGTGGATGACCGATGAGATGTTCAATGAGTGGGTCAACCTCTACGTCGATGCCGGTGGCTCCGGTGTGGCTGGCTCAGCTGGTCGTGCAACCGCCCTGTTCCGTGAGCTACCCGAGTACGAGAAGTGGTTCCCCGGCATCAAGCGGGAGGATGGCAACGTCCGGTACGACAACAACCCCGAGCTGACGTACTACAACAACATCAACGCCTTTCGCAACACCGTCGAGGGCTTCAAGATGACAGCCGATACCTTCAACGAGGACTACATCTCCCTCATCGAGGGGGACGTATCGCCTGCCGAGTTCGAGCAGCGCACCAACTCCCTCTACGACAGGGTGCTCAAAGGTGGCGCAGAAACTCGAGACTGGTACGCCCAGAACTTGGGTATCCCGATGACCGACGAGGGGATGCTTGCTTCCTTGATGTCCAACCGTGTCGAGACTGCACTGTTCAACCGTGAGATAACCCTTGCCGAGATAGGTGGGCAATCCTCGATGCAGGGCTTCGACCTCACCACCAGCTTCGTTGAGATGCTTGCTGATGAAGGTGGGATGGATAGGAAGGAAGCGAATCGAATGTTCGGCAGCGCAGCCTCACTCCTCCCTGCACTTGGCGCCCTTGCTCGCAGGCACGGCGACCCTGATGACACGTTCGACATCACTGAGTTCGCTGAAGCCTCAGCCCTTGACGACCCAATCCAGCTGGCCCGCATGGGGAGGCTGCAATCAGCGGAGCAGAGTCAGTTCACGGGTGGTGCGGAAGTCGAGTTCGAGCGGAACCGAGCCACTGGTGGCGTGTCAGGTCTTGCACAAAGTTGAGTTCCATGCTTACAATGACAGTCCTGATGGGTTATCGCCCTGTTTCATCAGCGTACTAGGGCAGGACATAGCGAGTGGTTCGAGTTGCGACTCCCACCTGTGTTTCTGTACCAAAGTCGCAGCCAGCTGATGAGAGTCCAGTAGCTCTCCTCAAGTACTGAAGTCCTACTGAGTGTTTATCAGAGGAGAGAGAACATGAGCGATACCGAAACCACAGAAGTCCAGACCGACCCCGACGAGCCAAAGGGACTGCGTAAGCAGCTCAACGTGGCGAACGAAAAGCTACGAGTAGCTAACGCACGGGAGATGTCACGGGCATTTGATGAAGTCGGCTTGAACACCGACTCAGGTCTAGGAAAGGCCATTGCCAAGGAATACGAAGGCGAAATCACCCCAGAGGCGATTGCTGCGTATGCCAAGGAAGAATACAAATGGGAAGGCACCACGGTGTCCGAACATCCAGAGGCTCAGACCATCGCACAGGGACAGGCTGCACTTGACCAAGTTGGTGAAGCTGCAGGTTCTGTACCACTCGCTCCTACTGAGGGACAGACACTCGCTGAGGCAGAGGCCAAAGGCGACTACCAGAAAACCCTTGCCATGAAAGGCGACCAAGTTGCCTCATGGTTCGGAAAAACCCCCTAGTACAGGAGTCACAAGGTGGCGGATTATACAATCCCAAGTACCCCGATTGAGGGTACCGGCGACGGCACAGATGCCAGCGCCACGACCTATGACCTTCCTAACTTCGTTGGTGAGCTATTCAGCCTCATCCCGGCGCAGACACCTTTCCTCTCGATGGCCGGTGGCCTGACGGGTGGACGGGGAGTCAGCTCCACGGAGTTCGGTTGGCAGGTCGAAGACAACAAGGCTGCAGCGGCGAACAACGCTCAGCTCGAAGGCCAGACGGTTGCGGCAGACCACATCCCCCGTCAGGAAGTCAAGAACGTGGTTGAGATTCATCAGGAATCTGTCAGCATCAGCTATTCCAAGCAGGGTGCAACGGGAATGGTCTCAAGGGCCGACCCAATCATGGCAGAGAACTTCGAGCAGCTGGGCAGCCAGCCGGTCGGTTCTGAGGTTTCTCATCAGCTTGCGCTGAAGATTAACCAGATTGCTCGTGACGTTGAGCTGTCCTTCTTGAAGGGCGTGTATGCCAACCCAGCGGCCAACACTGGCACCGGAGTTCCCGGTGACGGAACGATGCGTCAGACCCGAGGCATCATCACTGCTGCGACAACGCATACAGCTGACACCATCGTTGGTGCGGCTGCGTTGAAGACGGCCATTGACAACTTGCTGATTGGCATGTTCGAGGATGAGACTGAGGTAGCTCCTCTCATCCAGCCGGTCATCTTCGTCAACGGTACGGTGAAGGTGCTTCTCTCACAGGCGTACTCCAACAGCGGTGGTCTTGCTGACCGTTCCCGCACGGTTGGAGGCGTGAACGTCGAGACATTGGTCACGGACTTTGGCACCTTCGGTGTCGTCCTCGACCGTTACATCCCGGCGACGGAGTTCCTACTTGCTGACATGAGCGTTGTGAAGCCTTGCTTCATGGCAATCCCCGGCAAGGGACACTTCTTCACGGAGCCTCTGGCGAAGACGGGTGCCTATGACAGGGCACAGTTGTACGGAGAGATTGGTCTGGAGTACGGCCCCGAGCAGTACCACGGCACGCTCACCGGCATCACAGCCGCCTAGCGGATAACATCAGCAGAGAGGGAGGGACGACCCAGAGCGTCCCTTCCTCTAAGCTGTCCACATGACAAGGCTCCACCACCCCGTAACGATTCCCGGCCTGCTGCTGGAGCTTCCGCAGCCGGGGACTGTTCTCGTCCTCACTTCTGGCGGGAATGTTGAGCTTGCCGGTTACGGTGGCGGTCCCGGCGACCCTGCCGACCCACCCCATCGTCCGGTAACCATTGAAGACCTCATGTACAAGGAGCCGTGGCCGACCGGCCCAACGTCCGGTGGTGCCATCACGATTACCGGCTTGCAGGAAATCACCATTGCTGCGGGTGCGGGTGTCATCGTCAACTCTTGGGCTGACCCCTACAACATCGTTGTCGATGAGCTTGCTTGGGTTGAACAAGCACTCACCATCTCAGCCCTCCCGCTACGGGCTTACTCGTATGTCTACATCAACCCGAGCGGTGTCCTTCTCTACCTGACGGACCAGCCGCAACCTGACCTGTTGCGTAAGAACATCTACATGGCACGCATCGTGCATGACATCTCGACTGGCGAAATCATCGGCATCCGACCGGCGCACATGATTCCCGGTGGCACGTCACAGATGTTCGCTGACTTCATGCTCGCTGTTGGCATCCCTGTTCTCGTCCAAGGCGCTGATGTGGTCGGGAACGCTGACCTCACGTTCGATACGTCTGCGTCAAAGTGGTTCGGTCCCGGCGAGTCGTGGCAGCAGGACAAGGACGACCCGAACATTGCCAACAACCCCGGTGGTGCTCCGCAACAGTTCTACTACATGCGGTCAGACGGTGTGCTTGAGCCTGCACCCATCCGTACCGATGTGTTGCCTGCAAGGTGGGAGTCTCCGCTTGGCACCGTCGATGATGTCTCTGCCCCACAGAACACGACAACCATCCAACGGTTGTGGACTTCCATTTCCGGTACGTTCGTGATGACGTATGGGCAGACTGAGTACGGCACCCTTGAGGAAGCACGCAACGCTCTCACTGAGGACAACGCCCTCTACGTCAAGCCCCAGTACCTCTCCGACGAACGTGCCACCCTCGTCGCCTACTTCCTCATGGAGCGGTCAGCGACTGACCTTCTGAACGGCATCGACGTACTCATCATCTCTCCCGAAGGCACGCCCGTCAGTGGCGGGGCATCCGGTCCCCACACCCACGATGTGACGTACCTGCGCCTCGATGCCTCGAATGACCCGATGCAAGCAGAGCTGTCAATGGGCAACTTCGGCATCAAGGACATGCTCGACCCTGTGCTTGCCCAAGACGCAGCGACGAAGCTGTACGTGGATACCCAAGACCCTCACGACCTGTACTCGGGGCGACACACCGACGTAGACGTAGTGACGGTGCTGGATTCCCGGCATATCCTCGCTGTTCCTGCGGGGTTAGGTGATTGGGAGCCTGAGCTGCGGTTGAACTGGCGCAACACTTGGATTCAGGGCACCTACTACACCCATGACACGGTGCGTGACGGCGACTACCTGATGGCTGCCAACAAGGAAACCACTGACCGTCCATCGCCTGTTGCTATCGGTGCCCCCTCGTTCCTGCTGCCTGATGCCCCGACATGGAACGTGTTGCAGTACACAGGCTCGGTGTTCTCCGGTATGCACATCGACGTACCTGTGGGTGAGCTGTTCGAGGTTCAGGCTGTCCGTATCTGGATACAGAACATCTCAGCCGACGCCCACTATCAGGTCGTCATCTATGACGCAGTGACCGGCCTGTTCAGCATCGGGGACTCATTCGATGGTGACATTCTCCAAGCCCCCGGTTGGCTCACTGTCCAGTTCACACCGTTCTTCATCAGCTCCACTGATGACTTCTTCATCATTGTCCACAACTCGAACTCGGCAGGCACAACCGACTTCAACCATCCGTGGGTCAGGACAGGAGACTCGAACCTTGATGCAGACCCCGGCGCTGGTAACTGGAATCAAGACAACAACTCCACCCGTCTGCGTATGTCCACCACTGACGACGATGCAGTGGGTCGTGTTGCCGAACTCGGGTCCGTGGTGCCGGGAACGCTCATCCAGCTCCAAGACGAAGCGAACCTCAGCGCCTACACACAGTACGAAGTCATTGCCATCACCGACAATGGGACATGGTTCCTGTTCGATGTGATTCTGGTCGATACAGGTACCCAAGGGACAGCCACCATCGGGTTGAGGCAGCAAGCGTACTTCGAGGTTCCGATTGCAGCCGCCACCGATTACGTCACCCTCACCGACCACTTCTTGGCGAACCCTGACATTGACGGTTACCTCTCGTTCGACTCGCTTGTCGGTGGACTCGACACCGACGACGGGTACGGCATCGACATGCAGCTCCAAGAGTTTTCAGCGTCACCCGATTGGGACTTGATGGCTCAGACGGGCGGAGGTGGCGGTGGAGGTGAGGAAGGTGGCGGTGCGAACCCGTTGCCTCCCGGTGGCTCCGCTGACCAAGCACTCACCAAGGTCAATGCAGATGATTTCAACGTCCAATGGTCAGGGCCGTACATGCTGCCTGCCGACGAATCGTTCCTCCACGACGACCTCGTTGATGTCAGCACCTCGCAGCACCATGTCAGGTACAGCGACAGTGAAGCGATTGCAGCCGTAGGCCCGCACACCACCACCCACGGTGCGCTCGTAGATGTCACAGCAGATGACCACCACACTCGCTACACGGACCAAGAAGCGATTGACGCTGGCGCCGGCACCTATCTGCCCCTCATCGGTGGGACACTCACCGGCTTCCTGACCCTCCACGCTGACCCAACGCTTGCCCTCCATGCAGCGACGAAGGATTACGTTGACACGGAGATTGCAGCAGCCACCCCTGACCTCGCCCTTGATGACCTCTCTGACGTTGACGTAATCGGGGTACAAGACGGACAGATACTCGGCTACAACTCGGCAGGGTTGGTGTGGGAGCCAGTCGAGAACCGTGGCAACAAGGGCATCATCTCCCTCGGGTTCCTGTGGGATGCTGGACAGACTGCCTCGCCTGCTACGGGTGACATCTCATCGGACGCAGCAACACCGGCACTCACCACCGTCCTACATATCTCAGACACAGACGAGAACGGTGACTCCATCGGGTTCATCCTCGACAACATCACAGCCGACGACCTCCTTGTGTTGGCTGAGCGTGCAGATGACACCAACCGACAGGACTACACCGTGGTGTCCTCTGTGGACATGGGCACCTACCACGACATCGCTGTCACGTACACCAGCGACGGCGGGCTGATTCCTGACAACGCACCCATCTTCATGTATCTGTTCCAGACGCTCCCTGACCTCGACGGGGTGTACCTCCGGTTGGATGCAACGAACGACCCACTGACAGGGAGCCTCACCCTGTCAGGCGACCCGACAGGTCCGCTTGAGGCTGCAACGAAGCAGTATGTCGATGCCCTCGAAACGCTCCCTGCTGGTGGCGATGTGGGCGACCACATCTCCAAGATTGACCTCGCTGAAGGCAACGCTGATTGGGAGAAGCATGTCACCTTCCAAGAGATAGCGCCGGGAGTACCACGCCCCGGCGACCTCTGGTTTGACACCACTCCCGGTGGCTCCATCCCTGACCTTGACGACATCTACCTGCGCCTTGACGGTGCGAACCCGATGCTTGGACCGCTCGCTATGGGTGGCTTCCTCATCTCTGGTGTGTCTGACCCTGTAAATCCGCAAGATGCAGCGACGATGGCATACGCCGACCTCATGCTCCCCCTTGCGGGTGGGGCGCTAGATACCAACGCCGAAGTAGTCATCGGTGACTCGGGCATGAAGGTGACTGACAGGCTCAGTTCTCGTGTCTCATTTAGGACTGTCGCTGATGTCGTTGCGTTCGAGATAAGTGATTCTCAGGTGTTCTTCCCTGATGGCACCGAAGCCTCCCCCGGCTTGGCCCTTGCAACAGCGAATACCACAGGCATATATCGTGTCTCGTCAACTGCGCTGGGCTTCTCGGCTGGTGGCAATCTCGTAATGACTGTCGGTTCAACATCCGTGTCCTTCGACCAAGAAGTTATCAGTACGGTAAAAACCCGAACTCCGATTGTTGCCGATGTCAACGGAAACACACGGCTGTTGATTAACACCAATGGTGTTCAGACATCGGGGTGGGGCTTCGGACTAGGTGTCAGCGGTTCAATATCATCACCAGCTGTCTACTTCGTTGGCGACGAGGACACAGGCCTGATCCTTCGTGGAACAAACTCCATGGCGCTGGTGTGCGGTGGTGTGGATGTGTTCTGGGTGGGAGGGAGTGGAACCTTTATCAGAGTTGCTCCGTCTACCGGATCGGCAGCCAACACTTACTTGGATGGGTCCAACCAGATCCAGAAGTCAACTTCTGCCCGCAAATACAAGAGTCAAATCACCTACGACGTAGCCGAACTGCTCGACATCGAACTGAAGCCAGCCAAGTTCTATCGTGAGGACGATGAGCGTTGGTTCTACGGACAGATAGCCGATGACCTCGAAGTTGAGGACGAGATATTCGCTCAGTACGGTGAGGACGGCGAGCTTGAGAACTACGATTCCGATGAGGTGTTGGCTGTGGTGATTGCACAACTCAACGATGCACGAGCACGACTGGAGGCAGCAGGACTATGAGCCTCAAGACTTGGGACGGCACGCAGTGGGTAGACACAGCCACAGCTCACATCCACGACACCTACTTGCAGCTCATCGGTGGCTCAATGACGGGCGACATCACCCTCGTTGGTGACCCAACCCAGCCGTTGCACCCTGCCACGAAGCAGTACGTCGATGCGATACAGGACGGGCTACATACCATCGACACGATTGCCCCTGCGAACCCGAACGAGGGTGATGTATGGGTGAACCCTGACGCAGTAGACGAGAACGCCTACCTCCCCCTCAATGGCACAGTGTCAATGCTCGGCCCGATTGTGTTCGCACCGGGAGACAACACTGATGGATTCCTCCAAGGGCAAGACACTGCGGGTCGGCAAGTCCTCACCCTCTCATCTGGCCTTGTTGGTGGCAATCTCCAAGCACGCATCCAGCTATATGGCCCAAGCGATACGTCTGCTCCCAATG